TCAGCCCTTAAACACGTTATAGCCGAGTTGTTTAGCGACCGATGCCACCATTTTTTGTCCGCGAACACTGTTGCCTTCTTCATCCAGCGGTGGCGAGAACGCGGCAATACCCATCACGCCAGGTACGACCGCCAGAATACCGCCGCCAACGCCGCTTTTTCCGGGCAACCCCACGCGATACGCCCAGTCACCGGAGCGACCATACAGTCCTTCCATCATCATTTCGGCCAGGATGTACGGTACATTATCGGCCTGAAGAATACGTTTTTGGCTTAGCGGATTAACACCGCCCGCCGCCAGCGTCGCGCCAAGCGTCGCCAGTTCAACGGTATTGATAAGCGTGGAGCACTGACGGGTGTACACGTCGCAGGCTTCCATCGCATCGCAATAGAGGTATCCGGAGGAATACAGTAGCCAGGCAATTGCGCGATTGTGGAAGTTGGTGGTCTGCTCTGACTGATTCACTTCATCAGAGAGCGCCACCTGCTCCCCAGCCAGTTGTTGTTGGATGTGTAAAATCCGCTGCCAGCGTTGCTCGGCATTGTCGGCTTTGATCAGACTGGTAGTGGCGATAGCACCTGCATTCACCAGTGGCGACAACGGTTTGCCGCCATGAAGTTCTAAGGCGATGACTGAATTAAAAGGCAATCCGGTCGGGTCAGCGCCAATTTTGTCCTGAACCGCCTGCGAGCCGACATCTTCCAGCGCGAGGGCTAACGTACAGACTTTCGAGATGGATTCCAGCGCAAAGCGGTAATCACTGTCACCCGCGCGATAGACGCTACCATCGCAAGTCACAATAGCCACTGCCGCCAGTTGGCTGGGGACATTCGCCAGAAAGGGAATGTAATCGGCATTTTGTCCGCCGCTCAGTGAATGATATTGGGTATATGCCTGGTCCACTGCCTGCTGTAAATTTTTTGCATCTGACATCTTTTGTTAACTCCTTTTTATAGATGCGGGAGGTTATTCCTCACCCCGATGCCAATTTTCAGGCATCCTGATTTAACTTAGCACCCGCAAATTAACTACAGGAAAACAAAGAGATAATTGTCTGATTCTGATGGAAATTGAGCCAATTTTTTAATCTTCACTGACTTTTATCCTGGTGATTAATTAATTTCTTGACCTTCCCCTTGCTGGGAGGATCTCAATAGGCGCAGTACCGTAACATACTGCGCCAATTCAACATTTTACAGACTTAACTACCCTCTAAAATCCCCACTTTGCCTCCAAAGTGTGGACACAATGTGGACATTCCTACAAGAGGATTATAATTCACTGCATCCAATAAATAATCAGGTGCAAAATGAGCATATGTCATTGTTTGTGAAATATCTGCGTGACCAAGAATTCTTTGTAACGCAATTATATTCCCGCCCTTCATCATAAAATGAGTAGCAAACGTATGACGCAATGCATGAGCTGCCTGACCATCAGGTAAATTAGGTTTTGCCTCTTTCATTTTTAAACGAAAAGTTTTGTAACTCACACGAAAAAGTCGACCAGATTCTCGATGCCTTACAATATTTACAACCTCCTCTGAAATGGGAACAACTCGTCGGTCGCCATTTTTTGTAAGCGTAAATATCACCCTATTACCCACAATATTTTCCGCTTTGAGCTGATAAGCCTCACCCCACCTCGCACCAGTTGCAAGCAAGAGAACAGCAATCCGGAAATAATCACCAGTACATAAGGATAATAACCGCTTAACCTCAGACTCGGTAAAGTAAGACATCTCAGTTTTTGGCTCTTTTAAAGCAGATATTGCCTCTACAGGATTATCCCCATGAAACTCATCGATCTCAGCCATCGCCTTAAACATACCGCTCAGAGCAAAAAGATCATGGTTAATCGTTGAAGCCTTTATACCTTGCCCCAATCTATATGCCCGGTATTCGATAAGGCATCGACCATCAATCTGGTAAATCATGGGATCCCCCATATCCTGGCAAATACAGCTTAACGCACTAAGCCTACGATTAGCGTAGTTCTTATTACGTCCAATGAGCTGCCACCACAAAGCGATAAACTCACTCAGTCGCCGCTTGTCTGCAGGACGACTCAGGTAGTCATGGTTCTGATACTTTGCAATGATGCTTCGTTCAAAAGCATGCGCCTCCGCTTTTCTCTCAAACTTCCGCCGGATACGCTTTCCGTCGCGCCCGCGCGGCCTTACATCCACTTCATAGCGACCATCTTCGAGCTTCTTAACAGACACAAGAAGCCCCTCCAACAGTCAGTTCGCCATCCTGAAAACAAATGGTGAAAATGTAATGTTTATAAAGCGTTAACCAATCTGTTTCCCGGAGGGGCCAGATTGTGTTGTCTCTGGCCCAGTGTGTGCAAGAGCCGGGGCGATCTGACCTCGGCTAGGGTCTATACGGTCATACATGAACCAATCTTGATACTTATGGAAACGGGGATGACCAAAGAGTTTGATCGCAGCCTCCAATGACATTTTCGCCTTGCCTAGCTCATAACCGTTGTACGTACCATAATTTACACCAATCAAATCAGCAACTTGCTTAGATTTAAGGCGTTCTGAATCTCGGATTAACTGTAGTTTTTCATGTTGTGGTATTGACATAATATATCAGATCTCTCATTGTATACATCAATTGACACTCGCAAGCGGCGTTGACCGCTCACAACACCAAGGGCTTGCTGAGCTAAACATGCCTCAACAAGCCTCAAGCAGTGGAGTTTATCAAATGAAAGAAATGCGAGAAAACGAATTAAATATGGAAACTCATTTTTTACGTCAGTTCCCGCTAGACAACGGACGAGCTCTGCGTACCTGCAAAATGACAGAAACACAAGCTGCGCGTATCAGAGACATCAGCCTAGAAGAGCTACAAAAACAAATCTTCGCCACTCCGGAAGAGTTTGCTTATCTAACTGGTCGCACCCTCAAATCGGTGCGCAACCTGATGGATCGTGCGCAGGTGCCAGTTCATAGAGAAGGCATGCCCGGGTCAAAGCGCCCTAAACGCTTCATCATGTTGCAAGAATACTGGAAAGCTGTTGCTCATTGCCGCGCTCTCATCACTCCAGAAGAAAAACACTACATTGATCGTCTGATGCGTGACAAGAAGACTTATCGCCGCACAACCGGTAAAGAGCATCGGGTTCTAAAACGCAATAGCATCAGTGCACTGCAGGCAGGACTATAAACATGAATACTGATAGCACAGATAAAGAGCTACTGGAACGACTGGAAACCCTGAAAAACGAAAAACCACACCAGAAGCTTTTGCTGGTTTTTCCGGGCAAACCACAGGTTGAAGTCAGCATTGACTACCACGAATTACACAGAACGTTCGCTGACCTGATGGCATTTAAATCAAAGCTTCAGAATGGCGAAGATTTGAAAGATGTCACCCTACGTCCCGACGATGAATACGGTCATTTTTGTCGAGATGACGTCAAAGAGACGATTGGAATGATTTTAGAACCAATATACGGCGTTGCGCTCCGTTTTCCCGCCAAAGAAGTCTTTGAGCTTTATCGACAAATTTTAAGCAGTGACAACATGGTTATTGAGGTCGGAAATGTGCCAGAGAAAATCTCCGGCACTGGAGTTAAATAATCACTCAGGAAGAATCCATGTACTTGCCTGAGGATATTTCCTTAACGCAAGAGTACGCAAGTCATTCGCGAGCTGACGAATGGTTTTTGATGGCTCCCCTTTATTCGGAGGATTGATCGGCGCTTCCCCTAACACAGAAATTGCCGCATTTAGCGCATCAATAACCTTTTTATCATAGGACATATTTATTCCTTTGTGGTTGGTTGAACACGCGCCCTTTACAGCCCCTTCAAGACTGCGGGCGGTGGAAAAATACCACAAAACCATGCGCCGGGCATGGCTAAAACCCGGCACAAATTCGCAACAGCAGCAGGATATTTTTTGTATGAAGCAACGACGTAATTCTTCACGGCAGCGATTCCGCAACGGTGCGGAACGCCATGCTAACCGTTTCGCTACCAGTGCATCACGTAGCAACTCTCGCTACAGCCTGAGCGAAACACACGCAACGCCGGATGGCTACCCAGTAAAACAAATCGGCGAGCACGCCTGGTTGATTGAGAAAGCTGGAATCGTGGTCCACAAATGCCCACGCAATCCGTTTACTGGAAACCGCATTTTTGCACTGAGCAGCGGCGACAATCAGTTCGGGCAGGATTTCACATTATACGAAGCACTTCGCACGGTTGATCGTCTGCTTCGCGGACAAAGTTTTATTAAACAGGTTGATTTATAACAGGTGATTTATGACCAAAGAGTATGCACAAGGTGTATTTATCCGTTTTATTGATTTTCGCGGTGAACTGTTATTACGTGCATCAGCTATTGATGCTGTAGCCCAGGCAGAAAAAAAAGCAGTTACTCACGTTTATGCGAACAACGCGCAACTGATCGTGGAGCTTCCGTACCAGACCGTTCGCAAAGCCATTAACGAAGCTGAAAAAGCGCGTCAGGCTAATAGCGATGAACCCTATATCGAAATTATTTGTATGGATTCAGAAGCTGAAATTAAGAAAGCAGATTAAAGGGCGTTGTGATGGGCAAAGAATATAAAACTCTCATTAACAAAGCACTTGAGCGTTTTTATTTTCGCTTAAGCGCATCAGGCGCTCATGCTGAACGTGCAGCCCGTGACTCATTGACCAGGGCAATCCGGAGTCTGTATGACGTGGCTTTTTACGCTGATGATCTGGATGCACTTAACGAACTTTCCGAGCTGATCTGTGCCGCAGAATGCGGGGAACATATTGAACCGTATAAGCTGGGGAATATTGCATGAGTATATTTATCTCATGGCTTGTTCTGATTATTTCGGTGGCCTGCGCCATTGGGATTATGCGAATTATTCATTCAGTAAAAAAGATTGAACGCTTTTTCACTGGTGAATAACGATACAAATAAAACATCAAATTAAATAAGAAAACGTGAAAACCATCCGTATTAACGGAGGTATTCGCACACGCAAATAACGGAGATACAAAAATGCACGCAAAAGAAGAAGGTATCATCAGAGCACTGAAAGAAATTTCAAAGACAGAAAACGAAGTAGCGAAAAAAGCCGTGGCAAATGCACATATGGACGTCGCAACCCACACACTGATAGTCGCAAGAGTCACGGCAGAAGCAGCCAAAATTATCGCAAAACAGGATGCTGAACTAACGGTTCTCAGAACACAACCAGTCACCGGACTGGATTTGTCTAACACCGGACGCCTTATTTACACAATTGGCTCGGAGCCACAGCAATACACCATTATCGCCGGATTGCAGGACAAATACCTGATTACCCCTTACCCCATAAGAGAGTCAGAAATTCTGACAAATCTCCGCCTGATAGAGCGCTCTCAAGTTGCATTCATTGATGACGCCCAACACACCGTATTTAACGCATAGGGTTACTGGACAAAGGGGGCGCAATGGCAATTAAGCGTTTTTCCGTCATTCGTTTCACCTCCAGAGGGCGTGAATACGAAGTTGACGAACGGCTGATTAAAACGATCGACCGTCACCGTTCGCAACCTGACGCGCATCACATTTATCTCACTGACGACACTTACTTCTGCGCCACCAACGTGGTGCAGGTGAATCTTATCCGACAGGTACAAGAGTCACGCAGATGACCATTCTGGACTATATCGCTACTCATCCGGGTTGTAGCGGCGGAGAAATCGCCGCAGCACTGAATACTCCAACCACAGCCATTAATGCTGAGTTACGCCGACTTTGGCGCAGCGGCTTAGTCATCAGAACAAACCGCAGCACAGGTGGTCACGCTCGCAAAACAGGAGGCCGGGCTTCTTACCACGTAAACCCGATGCCGTTCGGGTGTGGCAACCCACTAACCCACATGTTTAACCAGCTACTGAAGGAAGCCAGAGCATGAGCACCATCAACCACCAGGAACCACGCGAACTGGCGACTGCCGTACAAAGAATGTCTACCCAAAAATCACTGCCATTCCGTGTGAGCCCTGTCCGACGGGTACAGGAGTCACACGGATGAACAGAAGGAGAATTACACGCAGACATCGCCGCACGCGCCTGAGCTCCCCGCCAACACTAAAGGAACTCATTCAAAGCGAGATCGGTGATTTCTTCGCTGGGTTTGGATCACCTGGCGAACCAGAAACACCAGAAGCGATGCAGCGCGAACTCATGATGCGCATCGACAACGTTTTCGATTTTTTCCTTAACCAGTAAGAGAGCAAATCACAATGAAACTCAAACCAATGGGTACTCCTGGTGTGGCTCCGGCACATGTAAAGCCATGGACACAGCAGGAGGATGAACTTTTAGCCACGTTATACCACTCCCACACAGCGCCGGAGCTGACAAAGCACCTTCAGAGAACCGAGTCAGCAATACGAAGCCGCATTCGTCTTTTGCTCTCTCAGGGGGTTATTCACGCCAAACGCCCCCACCTGAGCACAAAAGAACTTAGCATGCTCATCAGGAATCGCCACACAAAAACTATCCGGGAACTCGCGAATGAGTTGGGGCGCTCGCCATCCACGGTGGAACTGAACCTGAGAAAAAGAGGGTATCGGTTCAGGAAATACGGGGAACTCCACCACAGAACCAGATACAGCGATCACCTGGTGGAGTTGGTAACTGAACTGCGTGATGAGAAGGGGATGACATTCAGCGAAATCAGGAAGCACATCCGGGACACAGCCGGGATATCCCTTAAAAGATGGGTTCCCGCCCGGCTTTACGCACGATATACCGCCGCTGACACCGTGCTTTGCGAACTGCTACCGGACTGAGTAACCACTATGCACACACAAAAAAACCGCTTGCCATGCCGCAATCAGTCAGGTTACATTTCCGCTGCGCCTCATAAAACGGGTGCCGGGATTGGAACCCCGCAGACTAACAGAGCGCACAACCGCGCCAGCGGTTTTTTTGTGCGTGCCGTATCGCCACGTCTTTTTCGCGTCAGAATTATGGTGGGGCGTACAGGGCCAGCATCAGCTGGGCCGGGTCCTCTGTTAGCCGGTAGTTCCAACCCTGTACGTCTCACCACCCCGAGCTTGGAACCTCTGGATGGTGAGTTTTCAAAACTGACTAACAGAGAGGCCACATCATGGCAAACCGCAAACAGCACCGCGCTATCGCGGAGCGTCGTCACATCCAGACTGAAATCGACCGCAGACTCACCCGCGCTGCACACATCGCCTTTATCATGCAATCCAACACATTGCACAGACTCAACAGCACTATTTCAGCCGACTACTGCGCCGCTGTATTCAGCTATCTGGCGGAAGACCTCCTGTCTCTTCAGGATCTCATCCAGCAGCAAAACAAACTCCATTAATTCCTGTTCCGGGCCTTTCCTGCACCTTGCGGCGGGAGGCCTTCGCACATCTGTAACAAGAGGATTGCCGCAATGATTCTCGCCAACGACTTTCTTGAATACCTGCTCAACACAGAGCGTGATCTTGCCGTTCGCGTGCGTGAACGTTATGACATGTACCTGAAATCCCTGCCTGTACCGCAGCTCGCTGACGGAAAGATTGTTATTGATGGTCGCTACATGATTGACAGCCACGAGGGAAATTACAGGCTTTACCGCATTGAAGGTGGCACCCCGTCCGTTATTGGCATTTACCAGCGCCCATCCTCTGCAATCGTCGATGTGATTGCCGACAGCATCCGCATCACACACCACCATGCCGACACAGAAGACACTGTGCTGGAGATTCAGCGGCTGGCTGCCGTTTGTCGTGACACTCTGAACGGAATGACGAAGTAAATCAGTATGACGACAGAGTACATCAGGGACTGGCAACAACCGCGCCACGCAGTAGGACGTGAAGGAACGGAGATCCCCGCACCTGAATCCGCACTTTCCTCCTGGCTGGATGCCTACCGGGCAGAGAACGAACGCCGCCAGGAAATGGCTGATGCGGCGTTCTCCGCCACACCGCTGGGCAACCTGATTAATAAAAGCCTGGACGCACAGGAAAAACAGGACAAAACCATCACACTGGCAGGAGACACCAGAAAGCAGGCACGCGGCGCGGTGGATGAAGCCATGGCCTCGCTGCGCCTGCTGCCGTCCTATCTGCGCGATCCGCTTATTCGCCACCTCTCCTTCCTGCGCAAAAAACAGGAAGCTGATCGCCGGAAAGGCAAAAAGAGCTGGCAGGCTGAACGCTACGCGCGCGGAACCCTGCGCAAAATATTCGAACGCCTGGACCGCACCGACCACCGCTGGCTGACACCGGGTTATCGCTCCCTTGCCGGACACGAACGCCTGGATGATTTGCTTTACCTCCCGCAGCTCAACAAACACCAGATACAGACGCTGGCCACCATGACGGCGGCGATGTTCAGCAGCACCTTCGAAAAACTCTGCGATGGCTTTGGCGCGACTGATGGCGAGCTGACCATGGATGTAACGCTGAAGGCGTATCAGATGCTGGCCCGCATGGCGTTACACCTGCACGCCATGCCTCCGCATTATGACGCACTGACAACAGACAAAGACCGGAGGAACGAACCGGACACAGAACTGCTGCCGGGTGCAATCCTTCGCCTGACCTGTGCGGAATGGTGGAAACGCAAACTGTGGCTGTTACGTTGCGAGTGGAGAGAAGAACAACTCCGCGCCGCCTGTCTGGTTTCCAGAAAAACATCGCCTTATCTGAGCCAGGACGCGTTAAGTGAGTTTCGCGCACAGCGCGAGAAAACACGCGATTTCCTGAAAAGTTTCATGCTGGAAAACGAAGACGGGTTCACGATTGATCTCGAGACAGTGTATTACGCAGGAGTAAGTAACCCGGTTCACCGTAAGGCAGAAATGATGGCCACCATGAAGGGGCTGGAACTTCTGGCCGAAGCCCGTGGCGACAAAGCGGTGTTTCTGACTGTCACCTGCCCGTCAAAATACCACGCCACAACAGAGAACGGTCATCCGAATCCCAAATGGAACGGGGCCACCATGCGCGACTCCAGCGATTACCTGGTTAACACGTTTTTTGCGGCGGTCCGCAAAAAACTGAACCGCGACGGCCTGCGCTGGTATGGCATCCGCACGGTGGAGCCTCACCATGACGGCACCGTGCACTGGCATATGATGGTCTTTGCTCATCCGGAAGAAATCGACGGCATCGTGGCCATCACCCGCGATATTGCCATTCAGGAAGACCGCCACGAGCTGGGTGATGACATAACTCCGCGTTTTAAGGCGGAGTACGTCGACGGCTCAAAAGGCACGCCAACCAGCTACATCGCCACCTACATCGGAAAGAACCTGGACAGCCGCGCCGTGGATGGCATCGACCCGAAAACGGGCAAGCCACGCGTTGACCACGAAACTGGAAAATCAATGACCGAGAGCGTGGAGCGCGCCATCGGCTGGGCGCGCCTTCACCGTGTCCGCCAGTTCCAGTTCTTTGGTATCCCCTCCCGTCAGGTGTGGCGTGAACTGCGCCGCCTTGCCAGCCAGATGGCACGCAACCCGGAAGGCCCACAACGGCTGAAGGATGATGCAATGGATGCGGTACTCGCTGCCGCTGATGCCGGGTGTTTTGCCACCTACATTGAAAAACAGGGCGGCGTACTTGTTCCACGCAAGGACTACCTGATTCGCACCGCCTACGACCTCGCAGATGAGCTGAACGATTACGGCGAACAGAGCGTACAGATTTACGGGATCTGGTCGCCGCTCATCGGGGAATCCTCCCGCGTGTGCACGCACCCGGATAACTGGAAACTGGTAAGACGTAAACCTGAAGCAGAAGACAGCGTCCGCGAAAATGGTTTTGACCTTCAGGGCGGCCCTGCCGCCCCTTGGACTCGTGGCAATAACTGTCCCCGTGTACAGGAAACGGACAACAACGGGACAGAACAGCCGGAAGAACGGCCAGCACCGTGGCCGCAGCTTCCTGACGGCGTTGATGTGGATGAATGGATGCGCTCACTGAAACGGCACAAACGCCGGGCGCTGATGCGTTCGCTGCGTGACAAACAGGCAAAAAACAGCAGTGATGAAATGCAGAACTGGTCACAGAGCCGCAAACAGCCACAGCCTTTGCCTGATAACCACGAGTTACTCGCTAAAGAATGGCGGGAATCTGCCGAATCTCTCGGCCTGCATATCGGTGAACAGCAGATGCAGCACCTGTTACGGGGCGGCAGCCTGTACGTTGACGGCAGCATCATTGCACCGCAGGGATATGAAATTGTACGTAAACCGGATACCCGCCAGGACAGCCGAATCACGCAGCTCTGGCAACGCCTGAGCCGTAACCACGGCGTAAGCAGCACGGAGATCCGCCATAACCCGGTCGCCAGCTATCTGGAACAACTAGGGGCATCAGACCCTGAAGCCGCCGCACGCCTGGCATCCACACTTCAGCAAGACCAGAACACCATGAAAACCCCCGTTACCGTGCTTTCTGACATGCTGCGCGCCATCCGCGACGCAGAGCACGCACAGAGAATCAGTGAAACCACTGAACGCGCCCACCGCAAAGCAGACCTGCTGCGGGGTAGCCTGACCAGTGGAAACAAAAAACAGACAGAAACGGGATTCACAAATCCCGTAAATGAGCAAAAAACGTGCCGCGATATATGA